AGGCTTTGGAAGCACAGCAAAAGAAGGTCGATTTCGCTGATCGTGAGTTGAAGCTCACCCAGGAGTTGGCGACCGTCAACCAGACGATCAAGCAGATCACGGAAAGCGGTCTCGGCACGGAAAGGGAGCTGACTGATTTGACAGCTCGAAAGGCCGCGCTGGAACGTGAAGTCGGAGAGGCCAAAAAGACGTCTGCAATCGTCTCTGACTCTGAGGCCCGGAAGGCAAGCGGCGGCAACATCGGCAATGCCCTTTCCGCAGGAGCGGACAAGTTCTTCAAGGGCAACGGCATGAAGACTGCCACTGGCGAATGGAAGTCCATGACCGAGCAGATGTCCGACATGTGGGGACAGGCCCTGGGTTCGATGGACAGCTCTTTGTCCACGCTGTTCGTGAACCTCGCCAGCGGCACCATGAAGGCCAAGGACGCCTTCAAGCAGTTCGCCATGTCGGTCATCCAGGACATGATGAAGATCGTGTCCCAGGCCCTCTCCAAGCAGATCCTGGCGGCACTCTTCGGTGGAGCTGACAGCAAGGGCAATTCGATCTTCGGTAGCCTTGGAAACCTTTTTGGTGGTGGCGGTGGTGAAGCTGCGGCTGAAGGCGGTGGCGGGTTCTTCAGCGGGATTGGGAGCTGGTTCTCTGGCCTCTTTTCCTACAACGGCGGAGCAATGCGCTTTGCCGGAGGCGGCATGATTCCCCACTACGCCGGAGGGGGAGCAGCGTCGAACCGGGATAGCCAAATGATCATGGCTCAGCCGGGTGAGTACATGGTCCGCAAGACCGCTGTCGACGCCGTGGGTCGCGACACGTTGGATCAGATCAACAACCTCGGCCCCAACAAGGTGTCGAAACCCGGCCCGATGCCGCAGCCGAAGCAGCCAAAGCCGAGCAACGTCAACGTCTGGGTGGTGTCGCCTGAGCAGGTTCCGCCGCCCAGTCCCCGCGACATCATCGCCACCGTCGCCCAGGACATTCAGAACCGGGGCACCATTCGCCAGCTCGTCAAGCAGGTTTCAGTGGGTCACGTTTGATGCCGAATTTTGATTTTCCCTACCACAAGGTCACGGATGAATACCCGGAGAGCAGCATCATTCTGCGCTTCGGTCGTGGCTACCAGTTTGCATCGAAGCCGCGTGGGCCTGACCAGCTCATTTTCCATCTCGAATTCCCGGTGATGTACTGGTACTTCAACGGCACAACAATAGATCGCACTGTCAAACCTCAATTCAACTTTGCATTCTTGCAGGACTTTTATGAGTCAGTGAGGATGTACGACACGTTCACCTACACCCACCCATCCCGTGGGGTGCAGACCGTGCGGTTCCAGAAACCACTTCCGCCGGTCAAAGGGATCAGCAACGCGGTGATCTACGAGCCAACGATCTCCCGCACCCGGCACGCCATTGACGCCTTCAACATCGATCTGATCCAGCAGCCATGACAGCTCCCAACGCACAGCTTGTTGAAGCCCAGAAGCTCACCTCAGACGCTCTTGTCGACCTGTTCGAGGTGTTCCTGGTGGGCGCTCCGAATGGGACCTACGTGCGGTTCACGAACGGCAAGAGCGTGACGTGGCAGAGCAAGACCTACGAGGCGCTGGGTTGCAAGTTCTCGACCGTCAGCCGCACTGCGGAGCCAGAGCGCAGCCGCCCGACACTCACCGTGATCAACCCCTTGGGCATCTTCAACAGCTATGCCTTCAAGGGGTATTTCGAGCAGGCGACGGTGATCCGAAAGCGCGTGCTGTTGCAGCACATCACCAGCAACACAGCTTTGAGTGACGACACCTATTTCTACATTTCCAAAGTCAAGGAAATGATCGCCGACCAGTCGGTCTCGTTCGAGCTTAGAGCCCTCAGCGACGGTCCGGACCTGATGATCCCGGCTCGTGTTTTCATTCCGCCAGACTTTCCGTTTGTCACTCTCTAGGTTGAAAGCTTTCAACGATGCTGAAGTACGATCACCTTCTTGGACGTCCTTTCAAGCATGGAAGCAAGGACTGCTACGGATTGATACGCGACTTCTATCTCGACAATTTCGGGATCCCGCTTCGCAACTATGCCCGACCCGACGACCACTGGGACAATGGTCTGAACCTCTACATGGAGTTGTTTCATGCCGAGGGGTTCCGCCCTCTCGACTGCCTTCCCATGTTCTGGAGGCCGGGAGACGCGCTGCTGATGGCCATCCGGTCGTCTGTTGCAAATCATGCGGCAGTCATTGTCGAGGACGGCCTGATCCTGCACCACCTCTACGGTGGACTGTCGCGGGCCGAGCCCTACAGGGGCTTCTTTCGCGACACGACAGTGGCGGTGCTTCGGCACAAGGACGTGACCTACGAACCCGAAGAAAAGACCCTCGACCTGCTGGAGAGCCTGCCAGATGCTTTGCGACGTAAACTTGCTGACTTCCTTCCTGACCGGGGAGAATGAGCGCGTTGGCCTCGTGCTCAAGGACGGCACGGTCGTCGAGCTGGAGAACATCTGCCACGACCCAAAGAATGGTTTCGAGGTCGATGCCGCCGAACTCGTCAAATACTACAGTGACGCTGTGGCAACATGGCATACACATCCTGATGCCACATCCAATCTCTCTGTGGGGGATTTGCAAAGCTATCTGAACTATCCGGAGTTGACGCACTACTTAGTTGGAACAGACGGCGTTGCGACGTATTTCGTCGAGAATGGCCGCGTTCTGAGGGCCGAGGATGCTGCGTCGGATCCACCTGCACGGATCGCTCAAGAAGATCCATCCCGAAGTCATTGAGGTTGAGGCTGACAACGTCGGAGAGGCTCTCCGCGTCGTCACCACACAGCTCCCCGGCTTCAAGCCCAACGCCATCGAGGGCTACAAACGCATCCAGGTTGCCGGTTGCCGCACCGTCGAGGACTTGTTCTCCGAGACGGACATGGTGGACATCCACGTCTTCCCGCAGCTCAACGGCGGCAAGAGCGGCGGCTTTATCCAGATCCTGCTTGGTGTCGTCCTGATCGCCGCCGCTTTCGCCATCGGCGCTGCTGGCTTCCTGGGTGGGCTGCTGCTCAAGGTCGGGGCGATGATGCTGCTGGGCGGCATCCTACAGCTCATCTCTGCACCGAAGCGGGACAAGGACGACAAGCAGCAGCAGAAGAGCCACTACCTCGGACCGCCGCAGAACACGGTCGAAATCGGAACCCGCATTCCGATCCTCTACGGCCGGAGGAAGGTCGGTGGCCACTACCTGTCCTTCAACGTGTCGGCTGTTGAGGGGAGCGTCGGCTAATGGGTCTCTTCGGCAGCTCCACCAAGCAGCAGCACACCCAGCCGGATACGCTGTTTTCCGACGACATCATGGAGGTCGTGCTGGCGGTCTCGGAGGGGCCGATCGTCGGTCTCGACACGCCAAGGGACTTCTTCATCAACGACACGCCGTTGGTGAATTCGAGCTACACGCCGAACATCGGCAATTTCGATCTGCGAATTCACAAGGGCAACAACCCCGGCGAGGTTTTCAAGACGAACCTCGGCGGCGCTGGATCCACGGTCAACCTGAACGTCAACCTGGAGACCAACCTTCCTGTCGTCGGTAGCGGAACCAAAAGGAACATCGATTTTCTGGAAGTCCGCATCGTCATTCAGCGGCTCTACGCAACCAACTCGCGTGGCGAGTGGCCGTGGTGGGCTGACTTCAAGGTTGAAGTCAAACCGCACTCCTCTGGGACGTGGGCGGCGGGAATTGACTTTTCGACCCCTCCCCCGGCGGTCACCACGACGACCAACTACGTTCAATACACAGGCCAGAACCAGAACCCCGGAGAAGACTACAACGCCTATTATCGGCTGACGAAGATCGACTCGGCTGCCCCATCAGCGCCGACCGACTTCTCGTTGATTTGGTTCAACAGCGCATCCAACTACACACCCAAGATCTGGAACGGGACGGCATGGGTCGCCCCTCCGGGCCTCGTGTACACCTACGTGGCCCTTCCAGATTACAGCTATTACACATGGAACGACGGCAATTACGTTCCCAATGGCAGTGGGGGCTATAACTTCGCCGCCACGGGTTCAACCGTCAAAGCCATCATCGGCTGGAATGGCGCTCCTCCGGTCTTCGGAAACCCCCAGGATCTGTGGGTCACTCCGTCGAATGTCTTGGATCAGACGTCCCCCACTGTCTATTCGTGGAACGGCTCGACCTGGGTCGACTACATGGATTGGGCAGAGATCCCATCAGCAAGCCCAGGCACGTTCTCGGTCTACGGAAAGACAACCTCAAACTATGTAAAAGAGTATCGGATCCCAGTTCCTCGGATCAACGATACCTTTGATGTACGAGTCACGAAGCTCAGCGCTCCCAACACGGGAAGCGAGTTTTCGGACATCATGTTTGAGAGCTTTCAGGAAGTCACCACTGATCCCCTGCAGTTTAACGATATTGCCATTGCTCATCTGACCGTTAGGGCTTCTGAGCAGTTCAGCTCCATTCCGACCTTCACGGGTATCTACAAGGGCCGCATGGTGCGGGTCCCTTCCAACTACAATCCTGTCACCAAGGTCTATACCGGCCTATGGGACGGCGTGACGTTCAACATCGCCTGGACCGACAACCCGGCCTGGATTGTCTACGACCTCGTCACGAACACCCGCTACGGCATGGCGGCGTATTACACGGTCAACCTTGACCGGATGTCGATCTATGAGTTCGGCAAGCACTGCGACCTTCACGGCTTCACCTACAATGAGCTGATCCAGGAGCCCCGCAATCTCGTCGAAGCGATCGACTATGTCTGCGGCATCGCGGGCGGTCGCTTCATCGACCTTGGCAATGGCTACGCGACGATCCTGTTCGACGCTGACGATCAGGCTGCCGTGGCGCTCTTCACGCCGGAGAACGTCGTCGACGGTGTCTTCACCTACGGCTTCACGGACATCACCAGCCGCAAGAACGACATCACTGTCTCGTTCATCAATCCTGATCTGAACTGGCGCGAAGATCGCCGTCGCATCTACGACCAAACGGTCATCAACACCTATGGTCGCAACCCCGAAGAGTTCATCGCTGTCGGATGCATCAGCGAGACTGAGGCCATCAAGCGTGGTCGCCTACGCCTCATCATGGCCCAGACGGAACGCGCGGTGGTCACCTTCAAGACCAACCGCCTGGGCCTTTACCTGAGGCCTTTCGACGTCATCCTGATTGCGGACGACGCCAGCGGGTTCGGCATTCATGGCCGAGTGAAGACGGTCAACTCGACGACGAGCCTGACGCTGCGAGACTCCGTCTATTTCGAGGCGGGGTTTACTTACAAGATTTCATTCCAGGTGCCGGACGGAAACGGCAACAACCAGCTCGTCAAACACAATCTGGTCACCAGCTCGGGGTCGACAACCAGTCTCACACTGGCGACCCCTCTGACCGTCACGCTACCGACCAGCGCTGCGTTCTCGATTGAGTGCTCCACAACGACGACAGGGACGCCGAAAGCGTTCCGTGTGACCTCCATTGAAGAGTCGGACGGTGATGCCGACGTGGTCACCGTTTCGGCCATGGAGGTCAACAGGACCAAGTGGGCCTACGTCGATGGCACCATCACAGTCATCAGTGTCGGAGATGGTGGACGCCCGACGCGCTTTGTCGACCCGCCCGCAAACCCGATTGCAGTGGGTCGATCGGTCTCTGCGACCCGCCAGGAAATTCACATCTCTTGGGATACCAGCCCGAACAGGTTCGTTCGCAGCTACAACCTCTATTGGTCGTTCAACACCGGACAGACCGAACTTTTCGGAACAAGCCGGACGCCAGCCTACGTCATCGAGGACGCAAAGGAAGGCTTCTACAGCTTTGCCTTGACGGCTGTTTCGATCGACGGTGTGGAGTCCCCTCCTGTTTATTTTGAGCACCGCGTGCTGGGGATTTCCGGGACGAGCCGAGCTGTCGCTCCTCCCTCTTTCATCCAGCTCACGAACGGCAGCAGCGCCACCGAATTCAGAGGGCGCGAGCCCTCAATCTCGTGGGGCAACAGCGGAGATCCGTTCTTTCTGAATTTCAACGTCAGGGTCTTGCACCCGTCGACGTCGGTGACGTTGCGCGAGTTCAACACGCGCGGCAACACCTACACCTACCCCTATCTGGACAACCAGACTGACTTTGGAGGAACGGCTTCAAGGTCGATGATCTTTGAGGTTCGAGCGCTCGACTCGACAGGCATGTATTCCATGCCAGTTCGGCTGACCGCGTCGAACCCTTCTCCCGGCCTCGTATCGCCGTCCATTGTCTCCAACACCAATGGCATCACGATTTCGTTCAGCGCACCGGCTGATGCCGATGTCTTGGGATCGGTGATTTGGTGCTCTACCACAAACGGTTTCAATCCTCTCACCACTACCCCTGATTACGAAGGCCCAAACACCTCGGTCTTTTTGGATAAGGCTGCTGGAACCTACTACATCCGTGTCGGATGCTATGACGCATTCGGCCGGACAGGCATGAACATCACCTCTCAAGTGACAATCGGAGTGTCCGATGAGGTCGATCTCACGCCTCCAGCCACACCCACTGGCCTGACGCTGACGCCCTCCACGGTTGTGAAGGCTGATGGCACGCTCGACAGCGTCATCACTCTCACCTGGACGGCAAACAATGAGCCCGATCTTGCTGGCTACCTGATCCAGATCAAGGAAGGGGCAAGTGGTAATTTCATCGAGTTCGATACCTCTTTGACGAGGTATGAATTCCACAACCTGACGCCTGCAGTTTCCTACACCGCAAAGATCGCGGCATTTGACAAGGTCAATAACAAATCGTCGTTCACAACCACTGTGTCGGCCACGGCGGGCTTGAACACCACCCCACCGGGGTCGGCCACCGCTTTCAGTGCGACGTCGTCGCTGCAGACCAACTTCCTCACCTGGACCAATCCGACCAATTCGGATCTGGCATATGTGGAAGTCTGGATGGCCACGACGAACAACCGGGCATCTGCGGCCATTGTCGCAAAGGTCAATGGCACGTCGTTCACCCACTCTGGCCTGACGACGAACCAGAGCTATTTCTACTGGCTACGGCCGGTCAACACGTCGGGAACGGTTGCGGCTGCCTATACCCCAACCTCGGCAACTGGTGGTCTATCGGCAACGCCGGGCACCTTGTCCGGAGTGGAATTCAACACCTCGCTCCGTCCGGTAGAGTCCGTCAGCGCACTCCCCACAACAGGGAACTTCGATGGTCGCATCGCCTATCTGACCACTGACAAGAAGATCTATCGCTACAACGGCACCACGTGGGTCTCGACCGTCCCGACGACGGACCTGACAGGCTTTGTCGCCAACACTCAAATCAATGATCGAACCATCAGCGGCACCAAACTTGTCACTGGTGCGATCACCTCTGCGGAAATGCTGGCTGGTGCGGTCACGGCATCAAAGATTGCCGCATCGACCATTCATAGCCTGCTGCCAAATCCGACATTTGAAGATGGGGTTATGTACCCCTGGACCACTGCCTTTGGCACCAACTATGTCGAGGCAGCGACAGACAATGCCTCGGGCCTCTACCGTATGGTTCTGCAAAGAACTTACGACATTGGCGGTGGACAGCTTGCGGCATATGTCTATGCGAACGCATTTTCAGTAACTGCTGGAGATGTTCTTCAAGCAGAGTTCCGCATCAAAGGAACGTCCAATTCCTCCGGCGGTGCTTATCTGCGCCTTACTTGGCTTGACAGTGCCAAGTCTAATGTCGGTTACAGCGACGCAGTTTCAAGCGGTGCCTTTACAACCACTTGGACCGTATATGGTGGGCAGGTAACAGTACCGGCCAACGCTCGATATGCTTCGGTTGAGATCTACCACTACGTCCAGTCCAGCAGCACTTACATGCTTGTGGATCAGGTGGTTGTTCGACCCACCTTTGGTGCAAATGCCATTGGCAATTCTGCCATTTCAACGGCCAAGATCCAGGACAGCGCCATCACGGCTGCCCAGATTGCTTCAGCAGCAATCTCCACGGCAAAGATCCAGGACAGCGCCATCACTCCGGCCCAGATTGCGGCTGGAGCCATTACGTCGGTTAAGCTTGTCGACTCGGCAGTTACAAACGCCAAACTGGCAGATAGCACCGTCAGTACGGCCAAGATCATCGATGCTGCAATCACAAATGCCAAAATTGCAGATAATACAATCAACACCAAAAAACTTATTATTGCCGATTTTGAAAATCTTGTTGAAAATCCGCATTTTGGAGATGGTGACGTTGGTTGGGTTCGCGGTACTGGCGTCACTATTGTAAATGACTCCGCCAATGCTTTTACTGGTAATTGGTTACTCAAAATTGGTATTGGAGCAACAGGCATTGCGGTAAGAAATGAACTTATTTTCCCTGTTGTTTCCGGCCAGGAATTTTATGTTGAAGCTAGGGCAAAATGTGTCGGTGCGGATGTCGGTATTAATCTTCGTATTCGATTTTTAGCTGCCGACAAATCCTCATTTGTTGCTGCTTCTGGGGTGGCCTTTTACACAACAGATACGTCTTATATTTTACGGTCTGCCACTATTACAACTCCAGCCGGGGCAATATACGCTTGGGTAGATTTTAATCCCATAGGTACTATAACAACTGGACGTTGGGACGTTGGCTATGTTCGCTGTCAAAGGCGCAATGCCAGTGAACTGATAGTTGATGGCGCAATCACAGCGTCCAAAATTCAGGCTGCCTCTATCACGGGCGACCGTCTTGTCGCGAACACCATCACTGCTGGTCAGATCGCCACCAACGCCGTCACGGCTGACAAGATCGCCGCAAACTCGGTGAGTGCCGACAAGATCGCGGCAAACACGATCACCGCTGGTCAGCTTGCTGCCAACGCCGTCACGGCCGACAAGATTGCCGCAAACTCGATCACTGCCACCAAACTGGTGTTGGTCGACAACACCATTCTCGGGCCTGATCCTGGTTTCTACGATCTGGCTTGGTGGTCTCTTTCTGGAATTTCCGGCTATAACGCTTATTCCGGCAGTACATCTCCGCAACCTCAGCGATTTTTGGGTGTCACTCGTTTAGGTGACAGCGACTACATCAGTAACACTTTTCAGATTGAACAGGGAGCTTACTACCGACTTAAACTTCGCATCTGGATTAGCACAGACGCAGCCGGGTGGATTGGACTTGCAGTTCATATTCCGTGGACTGCCTGGGCTATTCCCTATCCTTATTCTTTTTTGGCAAGCGTGGACTCAAGCGGCTATCCCCTGATTAATTTGTCGACAACGACAATCACGAAGGGACAGTGGGTCGAATTTGAGAGTATCTATCAGGCATCTGCCGCCCAAGCGACTTACCTTCAATTCCGGACAAGGCATAACCTTTCGGCTGGAAGCTTCCAATTTAAGTGGGAAGTGACCCGCGCCGTGTCTGCGGGCTTGGTGGTAGATGGATCT